AATTAGCTACAATCCCGCATCAACTCAGGAGTGCGACCCCCTCCATGTATACCTTGACAATCGACGACGACATCCCCCTTGCGGAATTCGCTCCGACCTTTGAGTCACTTGACACCCGAGTGGCCGCTGCCTTGTCAGCGCTGCACGATACGGACTCCATGCCGTTTGAAATCTCCGAAGAGGATGCCGAGCTCTCACGAGCCATCTTCACTGGACGGCAGACGGCCACCGACAACGATCTTTCCAAACCCGAGGTCATCACCCACCTAGGGGCGCTCCTGCAGGAATACGACCACCTCGTCGTCAAGTCAGCTGCACAACTCCGCACGTACATCACCAACAAGCTCATATTAGAGAGTGCCAATGCCGACCCGCGCATTCGCCTGAAGTCTCTGGAGATGTTGGGCAAGATCAGCGACGTTGGGTTGTTCACGGACAAGACAGAGATCACCATGCGCCATCGGCCCACGGAAGAGCTGGAACAGTTACTGCGGGAGCGCCTCACCCGGGTGGTGGAGAGCGAAGCCTTCGAGCCAAGCCAACGCGCCCCTGCTGTAGACATTGAGTTCAACATGGCTGACATCACGGGATGACCACCGCCTCCATGGAACTAACCAGCGAGATGATCGAGAGGATCATCAAAAACCTGCCGCGCTCGGAAGCGGCGGAGCTGCTGGTCATGTTCGATGAGCTGGAGGAGCGCAAGCGGGTGCAGTTGGCACAGGATGACTTCCTTGCGTTCATCGCTGCCTTAGATAAAACGTACAAGTTCGGCAAACACCTGAAGAGATTGGGTGCGCTGCTGATGGACGTGGAGCAGAACGTCAAGAATCGCATCGCCGTGAGCATGGCTCCGCGTATGGGCAAGTCCCAGATGATCTCCATCTACTACCCAGCGTGGTATTTGGGCAAACATCCCGACCACAAGGTCATTGTGGCGTCCCACACGGCTGATTTGGCGCTGGTGATGGCCCGAAAAGTGCGAAATTTGATTAATACGGCGGAATACAAGCGGATTTTCCCCCAAACGTGCATCGCGGCGGACGCAAAAGCCGCCGGACAGTGGAATACGACCCGTGGAGGCGAGTATTTCTCTATTGGTGTGGGTGGAGCGCTGGCTGGACGGGGTGCCCACCTCATAATTGCCGACGATCCGCTGTCCGAGCAGGACATCAAGGCCGGAAACACCAATTCTCTGGACAATACCTACGAGTGGTTCAGCGCTGGACTGCGTACGCGTCTCATGCCCGAGGGGAAAATCTGCGTTTTGCACACCCGGTGGCACCAGCGCGACCTGATTGGACGCCTGCTGAAGGATTCGGCCATGAACGAGGGGGGCGACGACTACGAAGCCTTTGAATTCCCGGCCATTCTGAACGAGGGCACCGAGAACGAGAAGTCGATCTGGCCAGAACAGTGGTCAATCGAGGCTCTGCAGCAAACCCGGGCGTCCATGCACCACATCATGTGGCAGTGGTATGCGCAGTACCAGCAGAACCCAACCGCCTCTGAAGCTGCCATCATCAAGCGGGAGTGGATCAAGTGGTGGACCAAGGACAACCCTCCGCCCATAGACTTCCTTGTGCAGGCGTTCGACACCGCACTAACTACTAAGCAGCGCTCGGACTTCTCGGTGTGCCATACGTGGGGGGTGTTTACCAATGACGACGACAACAGCACGAACGTGATCCTGCTGAACAAGGTCAAGGGCAAGTACGAATTCCCCGAGCTCAAGGCCATGGCCCACGAGCAGTACAACGAGTGGCAACCGGACAGCGTGATCGTCGAGGCCAAGGCCAGTGGCCAACCCCTGATTGATGAGATGCGTCGGTCGGGGATTTTTGTGCAGGACTTCAGCCCGGGCAAGGGTCAGGACAAGATTGCTCGACTAAACTCCGTGTCGGACCTATTCGCCTCTGGGCACGTATGGTTTCCAGAAACTGCATGGGCAGCGGCCACGGTCGAGGAGATTTTGGCGTTCCCCAGCGGCGAGCACGACGACGAGGTTGACACCATGACGCTGGCGCTTGCCCGCGTCCGAAACGGGGGTCTGTTGCGCATCCGCACCGACCACGAGGATAATGAGGCCTTCCGACCTTCTCGGCGGCAGGCTTACTACTAAAGGTATATATGGCTACAAGCAGCATGTTCCCCTCCACGTCACAGGCCCCACTGGGGTTGCAGGACATGGACCTCCCCGACGCTCCAGCTTTGGAGATCGAGATTGAGAACCCGGACGCGGTAACCCTGTCGGACGGCTCCATGGAGATTACCTTAGAGGCTGACAAGGCCTCCACCAGCGACGACTTCGATGCCAACTTGGCCGAAGAGATGGACCGAGGCGATTTGCAGTCGCTGGCTGGGGGCCTGATCGAGCTGATCGACGCGGACATCACGTCCCGCAAAGACTGGGTGGAGGCCTACGTCAAGGGGCTCGAGGTGCTGGGCATGAAGTACGAGGAGCGTACCGAGCCTTGGACCGGGGCCTGCGGAGTGTTCAGCACGGTGCTGACCGAAGCTGCTGTTAGGTTCCAGAGCGAGACGATTATCGAGACGTTCCCCGCACAGGGCCCGGTCAAGACAGAGATCATCGGCGCCATCGACAAGATGAAGGAAGAGGCTGGTGAGCGTGTCCGCGACGACATGAACTACCAGTTGACCGAGGTGATGACCGAGTACCGCCCCGAGCATGAGCGCCTGCTGTACAACCTCGGCTTGGCAGGGTCCGCGTTCAAGAAGGTGTACTACGACCCTAGCTTGGGCCGTCAGACCGCGATGTTTGTGCCTGCAGAGGACTTGATTATTCCTTATGGCGCGTCCAGCGTTAACACCTCGGAGCGGGTCACGCACGTCATGCGTAAGACCAAGAACGACATCCGCAAGCTGCAGACCGCTGGGTTTTACCGGGACGTGGAGCTGGGCGAGCCAACCACGATCCACACGGACATCGAGAAGCAGAAGGCCAAGGATCAGGGCTATTCCGTCACAGACGATGAGCGCTACCAGATTCTGGAGGTGCACGTTGACTACGACATGCCCGGGTACGAGGACGAGGACGGCATCGCCCTTCCCTATGTAGTTACCCTAGACCGCGCTACCACCGAAGTCTTGGCTGTCCGCCGTAACTGGGACCCCGAGAATGAGCAGCGCCTCAAGCGCCAGCACTTTGTCCAGTACACCTACATTCCCGGCTTCGGTGCCTACGGCCTCGGCCTGATTAACCTGATCGGCGGCTACGCCCGCGCTGGCACCAGCATCATCCGTCAGTTGGTGGACGCAGGGACTCTCTCGAACTTGCCCGGGGGTATGAAGACCCGTGGTCTGCGTGTAAAGGGTGACGATACACCGATCGCCCCGGGCGAGTTCCGTGACGTGGACATCGCCAGCGGCGCGCTGCGCGACAACATCATGCCGCTCCCCTACAAGGAGCCAAGCCAAGTTCTGCTGGCGCTGCTGAACCAGATCACTGATGAAGGTCGCCGGTTAGGTTCGATTGCCGACATGAACGTCAGCGACATGGGTGCGAATGCTCCGGTAGGTACGACTCTGGCCCTGTTGGAGCGCCAGCTCAAGACCATGAGCGCGGTTCAGGCCCGGGTGCACTTCTCCATGAAGCAGGAGTTCCAGCTGCTGCGCGACATCATCCGCGACTACACGCCTGAGGAGTACAGCTTCGACCCGTCGTCGGGTGACCGCAAGGCCAAGCGTAGCGACTACGACATGGTGGCCGTGATCCCGGTGTCTGACCCCAACAGCGCGACCATGGCGCAGCGGATCATGCAGTACCAAGCTGTGATCCAGCTGTCCCAAGGTGCCCCACAGATTTATGACCTGCCCCAGCTGCACCGCCAGATGATCGAGGTGCTTGGCATCAAGAACGCTGACAAGCTGGTGCCGATCGACGACGACATGAAGCCCCGCGACCCCGTGTCCGAGAACATGGCGTTCCTCAACGGCAAGCCGACCAAGGCGTTCATCTACCAAGACCACGACGCCCACATCGCTGTGCACACCGCCATGCAGCAGGACCCGCTGATGATGCAGCAGATTGGCCAGAACCCTCAGGCCCAAAAGATGATGGCCGAGATTCAGGCCCACATTGCGGAGCACTTGGCGTTCTCGTACCGCACCAAGATCGAAGAGCAGCTCGGCGTACCTATGCCCAAGCCGGACGAAAACATGCCGGAGGAGCTCGAGGTGCAGTTGTCACGCATGGTGGCTCAGGCTTCGCAGCAGCTGCTGGCCATGAACAAGAGCAAGGCCCAGCAGGCACAAGCCCAGCAGGCAGCGCAAGACCCACTGGTGCAGATTCAGCAGGCTGAGCTGGCCATCAAGACGAAGGACGCTGAGACTAAGGCTAAGAAGGTTGATGGCGACTTGGCTATGAAAGAGTGGGAGCTGCGGATCAAGGAGAACCAAGCTACCGGCGAGTCGCCCGAGATCATCATGGCCCGCCACCAGCAGGAGATGCAGCAGCAGGCCCAACGCCATGCGATGGAGATGCAGCAGGCCCAACAAGCCCAGCAGGCTCAACAGGCGCAAGCAGCGCAAGCTACCCAGATGAAGGGCGCGCAAGCTGCGCAGGCCATGGCCCACGGCGGAGCGGTGCACGAGCAGAAGATGTTGCATGCGCACCAGACTCACAACCAGAAGCAGAACGCGCTGTTGAATAAACCCAAAGGTGATAAATGAACGAAATACAGGTCCTTGAGCATTTGAACTCAAAGCTAGACGAGCGAGTTAAGGAATTGGTTGAATCTATGGCAGGAGGGGGAGTCGCTGACTTTCCCGCTTACCGAGAGCTGTGCGGAGTTATCCGAGGTCTCCAGACCGCACAGATGGAACTAGGAGACCTCGTGCGTATATTGAAAGCAAACCATGACTAACTTTGATGTTCAAGCTGTTGATCTATCGGGGGTACTAAATACCACCACCGAGGAAAAAGCAAGCCAAGTGCCGACCCCGGTGACATTTCACCTCCTGTGCATGTTGCCCAAGGCCGACGAAGAAATTGGCGGATCGGGCCTGATTAAGACCTCCACCATGATGCACCACGAAGAGCTTCTGTCTCCCGTGCTGTTTGTGGCCAAGATGGGCCCCGACGCATTCAAGGACGAGAAGCGCTTTCCAAGCGGCCCGAGCTGCGCAGTGGGTGACTTTATTTTGGTGCGCCCTAATACCGGCACCCGCATGAAAATCCACGGCACCGAGTGGCGTCTGATTAACGACGATTCTGTTGAGGCGGTCGTGCAAGACCCTCGCGGCATCCAACGTCCTAACATGTAAGGAGCGACCATGGCCACTACATTTGAATTTCCAGACGAAGCTGAAGCCCGCGAATCTAAAGCTGGCGGTCGTGTCATTGAGACCGAGACCGAAATCGAGATTGTCGATGACACCCCGGAGGTGGATCGCAACCGTAAGCCTATGGCTGAAGAGCCCGCTGAAGTCACGGACGAGGAGTTGTCCAAGTATGACGCGAGCGTTCAGAGCCGTATCAAACACTTCTCCAAGGGCTACCACGAGGAACGCCGAGCCAAGGAGTCTGCACAGCGCGAGCGCGAAGAGGCTGTACGCCTAGCTAAGCAAGTCGTTGAGGAGAACAAGAAACTCAAGGGCTCGTTGCATGAAGGCCAGTCCGCCTTATTGGAGCAGGCCAAGCAGGTCGCCGCCAACGAGATGGAGAAAGCCCGGGCTAGTTTCAAGCAGGCTTATGAGGCTGGAGACCCCGATGCGCTGATGGAAGCGCAAGAGAATATGACTACTGCCCGACTTAAATCTGATCGTGTTGCTAATTTTCGACCCGCCCCTATACAAATCACCGAAGATAGTGTACAAACTACCCAACAGCCGCAACAAGCTGATATGGACCCCCAACTACGGGGCTGGACCGAGAGAAATCCTTGGTTTGGCGCTAAGAAGGGTATGACGGCTTACGCTGTCGGGCTCCACGATGATGTTGTGGCTGAAGGATATACTGCAGGAAGCGCCAAGTACTACGACCGTATTGACGCTGAAATGCGGGAAAGATTTGCAGATGAATTCGAGTCTGCCAATTCTGCTGATGCGCCAACTCAGCGGACTAGATCGAATGTTGTCTCACCGGCAACACGTAGTACTGCGCCCAAAAAAGTCGTACTTACCAAATCGCAGGTGGACCTTGCTAAGCGTCTTGGGGTTCCTTTGGAACTCTATGCCCGGCAAGTAATAGCAGAACAGATGAGGAAATGAATATGACTGAGACAATTCGTAAGAGCCGTGACCTTGATACCCGTGCAGCAACCGCTCGTCCAACGAAGTGGATGCCGCCCCAGCTTCTGCCTGATCCTTTACCGGAAGATGGCTATGCGTTCCGCTGGATTCGAGTAAGCACGCTCAATAAGGACGATCCCACCAATCTTTCTTCTAAGCTCCGCGAGGGTTGGGAACCCGTTAAAGCAGCAGACCATCCTGAGATTCGTTTGTTTGGTACGCCCTCCGGGCATTTTCCTGACAGCGTAGTTGTAGGCGGTTTGATGTTGTGCAAAACCCCCGTGGAATTTACCCAGCAACGTGACGCTCACTTCCGACAGCTGTCGGAGCAGCAGATGAACTCGGTAGATAACACGTACATGCGAGAAAATGATCCGCGTATGCCGCTTTTCAAAGAGCGTAGTACCAAGGTCACTTTCGGTAAAGGTATTTAACTTTTTTGGAGTCCTTAAATGGCATCAACCGCTTCTCCCTACGGCCTCCGTGCCGTAAATGAACTTGGAGGTCTACCTTATGTAGGTAGCACCCGCTCGTTTCTCTTCGACCCCGCTGGTTACAGCGCTAGTGTCTACAACGGTAGCTTGGTGTACGTTAAATCCACGGGCTATGTGGAAATCGTTACCGCTACTGGCGCTGACGCAACGACTAACGGCTTCCCCGTTGGCACCGCTAATACCGGCGCTGTGGGTGTGTTCGTTGGCTGTTCGTACACCAACACCCAAGGTCAAACCGTTTTCTCGCAGTACTACCCAGCTAATGCGCTCAATGGTGTGGCTCTTGTGATTGACGACGACCGTACCGTGTTCCAAGTTCAGTCTGCTGGCTCCATCACGCAAACTGCTCTGGGCGCAAACGTGTTCTTCTCGACTGGCGCAGTCTCCACTGGTAGCACTACCACTGGCAACTCGACCGCTTCCGTTGTGGCGGGTTCCGGCGCTGTTACGACTACCGCTGCTTTCCGCATCGTTGGCTTTGTGAACGTGCAAGGTTTCTCCGTGGTAGGCGACGCATTTACTGACATTCTGGTGAAGTTCAACCCCGGATACCACTCTTACAGCAACGCTGTTGGTCTGTAATAGGAGCTAAATCATGGCTATTTCACGCGCACAACTACTTAAAGAACTGCTCCCCGGACTGAACGCTTTGTTCGGACTTGAGTACGCCAAATACGGCGAAGAGCACAAGGAAATCTACGACACCGAGTCCTCGGAGCGTAGCTTTGAAGAGGAAACCAAGCTGTCTGGCTTCTCCGCCGCTCCGGTGAAGAACGAGGGCTCTGCCATTGCTTATGACAATGCGCAAGAAGCTTGGACGGCTCGTTACAACCACGAAACCATTGCGATGGGATTCTCCATCACCGAAGAGGCTGTGGAAGATAACTTGTACGACAGCCTCTCCAGCCGCTACACCAAAGCTCTGGCCCGTGGTATGGCGTACACCAAGCAGGTCAAAGCCGCTTACATCTTGAACAACGCCTTTGCTGGTGGCCCCACCTATGGTGACGGTGTTGTTCTGTGTTCGACAGCTCACCCTCTGGTGTCCGGTGGCACCAACAGCAATCGCCCAACCGTTGGCGCTGACTTGAACGAAACTTCGTTGGAAAACGCAGTCATTCAAATCGCCGCTTGGACGGATGAGCGTGGTCTGCTGATCGCCGCTAAGCCCAAGAAGCTGGTCGTTCCTCCTAGCCTGATGTTCGTCGCTACCCGCCTGCTGGAAACAGAACTGCGCGTTGGTACCACCGACAACGACATCAACGCGTTGAAGAACAACGGTTCGATCCCTGAAGGCTACACCGTCAACCACTTCTTGACCGACACAAACGGTTGGTTCTTGTTGACTGACGTGCCTAACGGCTTGAAGCACTTTGTTCGTATGCCTCTGTCCAATTCTATGGATGGGGATTTTGACACAGGCAACGTGAGATACAAAGCACGCGAGCGTTACAGCTTTGGTGTTTCGGACCCTCTGGGCATCTTCGGATCGCCCGGTTCGGCCTAAAACGACCCAGTTCGCCCTTAAAAGCGGCTGGTTTAGCTCAAAAAGGGCCCTTCGGGGCCCTTTTTGTTTGTGGGGGTGGTGAAAGACCCCCCGGCACTTGATTCGTAACGGATTACGAATTTACCTAATCTCCATCCATTGGGGTATACTGGGGGCTCAACTTCAGGAGCTTCCATGTTTTATGTGAGCCACCAACATCCTGTTGCACCCGCCAAACTACTGTGCTATATTGCAGCCATCTGGGACTTCCAGTGCGCCAAACTGCCCCAGCAGACGACATACCGATTGACGCACTTAGCTTGTATGTAAGGAACACATATCATGGGATTCGCAACTCACCTCGGCCCTTGGCTGCTCGGCACCGTTAAAAACACCACCGGCACCACTGCTGGCACCGTGCAAAACACTGGCGCAACCATCGTCGCTCAATCGTTTAACCTGACCGCCGCTCAAGTTGCTACAGGTAGCATCACCCCCGCTAGCAACATCCCCGCTGGCTCGCTGATTACCTCGGTTCAAATCTTGACCACGACTCTGTTTGCTTCGGCGACTACGCTGAAAGTAACTATCAGCGGTGTTGACGTGGCGACTGCTACGACCATTACGTCTGCAGGCACATACCCAGTGACTATTGCAGCTACGTTTACGCCTACTCAGGCTAATACAGGCACTACTGACGACGCCATTGTGTTCACCACAACGGGTTCTTCGGTGACTGGCGCTGTTACGGTACTGATCGCCTACATGGTGCGCGACTCTAGCGGCAACATGTCTCAGCCTGCCAACCAACAGTAATTGATCTCGGGGGCTTCGGCCCCGCACTTTTAGGAGATTGGTATGGCAATGCAAGCTGACGTTCAAGCAACACACGTTGAGGCTACTGGCACTATGGTGTCTGGTCGTGTACGTGTTAAAGGCTATCAGTTTTTAGGGGGCGGTACGGCGGGAGATATTATTTTTCGGGACGGCGGCGCTTCTGGAACTGTACGGCTTCAATTTAACATTTCCGCTACACCACTGAATCCGTTATCGTTTACGATTCCCGGAGAGGGAATTTTGTTTTACACGGATGTACACGTAACGCTACCCGCCACCGCAAAAATTACGGTGTTCTATGGCTAAGAAGAATCCATCCCTTGCAGTAGGTCGCGGCGAGAAGCTGCCGGTCTCTAAGGGGGCTGGGCTTACTGCCAAAGGCCGCGCCAAATACAACGCAGCAACCGGCTCAAATCTGAAGGCTCCACAGCCTGAAGGTGGCCCCCGTAAGAAGTCGTTCTGCGCACGTATGTCCGGTATGCCCGGCCCAATGAAAGACGATAGCGGCAAGCCCACACGCAAGGCCGCATCCCTAGCACGATGGAAATGTTGAAATGACCGACGCTATTCGAACCGCCCGTGAGTTGGCTACGCACGCCTCAGACATCGCCCACCTTCAATCGGACATGGACAAGATGGCTGCGGACATAGAAGAGATTAAGAAGATGCTGACCAACATCAATACTACGTTGGCCGAAGCCAAAGGCGGTTGGAAGATGCTTCTTGCTGTTGGTGGAGCTGGCGGGGCTGTTGGCGCGTTTCTCGTGCAGATCGCGCACTGGTGGGGCAAGTAATGCCATCGACCAGCAAGAAGCAACACAATTTCATGGCTGCTGTGGCGCATAGCCCTGCTTTTGCCAAGAAGGTAGGGGTCTCACAGTCCGTGGGACAAGACTTTAACAAGGCCGATACCGGCAAGAAATTTTCAAAAGGTGGTGACACTATGGCTACTAAAGGCGTAAACCCATTTGCCAAGTTCGAGAAGTCGGGCAAGGATGTTGAGGCTAAAGGCAAGGGCAAAGAAGGCTCCAAGCGCGAAGAAGCTTTTGACTTCAGTCAGTTGAAGACGAAGAAGATGGCCGAAGGCGGCTCAACCGACACCGCTCAAGACAAAGCCATGATCCAAAAAGCCTTTAAGCAGCACGATGCCCAAGAACACAAGGGCGGCAAGGGCACGTCCCTGAAGCTGGCCAAAGGCGGCGCGTTTCGTTCCTCGGCCAACGGCATTGCCACCAAGGGTAAGACCAAGGGCACCATGATTGCAATGAAGAAAGGTGGGAAGTGCTAATGTCTAAACACAAAGTCAAACGCTACGACGGCGAAGATGGTAGTGAAGTTGAAGTTGGGGGTGCTAACCCTGCACCAGAGACTGCCATGACCGAGCTGCCTCCCATGCCTGAAGCGCAGGCTACCGCTAAGCCCGCCTCGTTCAAAGAAGCCTTCGCTGCAGCTCGTAAGGGCGGCGCTAAGACCTTCGACTACAACGGCAAGAAGTTCACGACTGATCTGGCCAGTGCGCCTGCTAAAGCAGCTCCTATGGCCGCAGGCCCCGGGCGTGCGCCAGCACCTCCCGCTCGTAAGATGGTGCAGGAGACTGTGGCTGACCGCGCTGAGAGCTACGGCAACAAACGCGCAGATGCTCGCGCTGCGGATACAGCTTCGGATACGGCTGAGACAGCGCGCCTGCGCCAACGCAACATGCCCTCCAGCAAGTTCGACGCTAGCAAAGTGGACTCTAAAACGCTGCTGCCCAAACGCATGGCTTCTGGCGGTTCGGTATCCAGCCGTGCTGACGGTATCGCTCAACGGGGTAAGACCCGTGGGCGGGTGTGCTGATATGAGAGCCAGTCGCGGTATGGGGGCCATCTCCCCCTCCAAGATGCCTAGCGGCGTCAAGAAGGCTCGCCGCGACGACACGGACTTCACCCAGTACGCCGAGGGC